AGATGACGCTGATAATCTAAGCGTTTGGTATGATTTTACGGCGGGGGCTGTAAAAAACTTAAATGCTAGATCCCAAGGAGAATGGACATACACCTTTGACCCAGCATTTGAAGATAAATACTATGGATCTTTTGTAGATTATGATTTAGCTAATGATGGTCTTTCTAAAATGACATTAAAGTATAGAAGTGGCTCTTATGTAGATGTAAAAAATAAATCACATTTTCCAACATCGGTTATACCCTTTTCGGGGTCCTTCGGGAAACATCTTATTACTAACATTACCGATCCATCTCCGGGTGGGGCTACCGGAACTGCCGGAAACCTGCTTACCGCGAATCAGGCAAGTACCGAAACTGATGCATCGGGCTGGAACACTTTTGATAACTCATCTGTCGCTCGGATAGCGTCTCCCGTACCCCCTACTACATACAGCGGAGTGAGTGGTGCTAGATTCACCGGATCAGGTTTGTCGTTGACTGGCACAACCGGTAACTACGCCTCTTCGCATAACGCAGCTCCGCTACAAATTACAGGAGACATTGACCTTCGCTGTAAGGTAGCGCTTGACGATTGGACCCCTAGTGTACAAACTGAACTGATAGCAAAAGAAATAACAAGTATCAATCGATCTTATAGGTTTGAGGTAGGTACCTCCGGACTGCTCATTTTACTTGTTTCTACTGACGGCACTAATTTTTACAACGCTTTCTCAACAGTAGTCACTGGAATTACAGATGGCAGTACAAAGTGGGTACGAGTAACGAGAGTTGCCTCCACTGGTTTGGTTACCTTTTTTATGTCTGATAATGGAACTACTTGGACGCAATTAGGTGCTACCGTTTCAGGAACTGCTGGAAGCATTCACCCAGGCACCTCAGGCCTTGAGATTGGGTCACGCTTTGGAGGAACCAATTTCCTACTCAAAGGCACTGTCTATAGAGCTCAGATTCTCAACGGCATTGACGGAACTCCAGTCTTTGATGCCAACTTTGAGGGTGTCTCTCAGTACGCGACGAGTATGGTTGAGTCTAGCGCTAATGCCGCCGTCGTCACGCTCAACACAACATTTAAGTCAACAGAGTTCTCTTCCGGATCATGGTCCCTGGAGTTAACGCGCGGGCCCATAAACGCAGATGATGGGCGCGCACTCTCAAATCCCCGCCCAGCGGTGATTCCCGGACAAACTTACACGGCCTCGGCTCTGATTGACGGTCACACCAATGGTGGCAGTATAGGACTGTATTTCTACAACAGCATTGGTAATGGCGTCGGACAGGTGAACGGTTCCAATGTATCCGCTGGTGTTAAGCAGCGTAGTACAATTAGTTTGGTTGCTCCTGCTGGTGCGGCGTCGGCGGGTCTAATTATCACGACAGCCTCCACGGCAGGTGCCACAAGATTCGATAACATGGGAATCTGGGCCGGAACGCCACAACAAATTGTAAGCAGGACAGCAACAACATCAGAACCACATGGCTTTTCGGTAGGTAATACTATAACAATTTCCGGATCTTCTACGTTGAGTGAAACAGTTGTTATCACAGAAGCCACCTCGACAACATTTACCTATACAAGTGCGGTATCTGGATTTTATGACCCAACAGATGTTGTAACTGCAGATGGAGAATCTGGCCCATTTTCAATTAAAGCAATACTTAATAGCAACAACATAACAGAAAATGCTCCAGAATTAAATTATATAAAAATATACTTTTATGGAAATAATGAACTTACAGGAAGCTCTAATTTAGGAAATGCAATAATCTCTGGTCAATCGGTAATAATTAAACCAGACAATGAAAATATTTTTCATTCCGGGAAAAAGCTTAACTGTACGTTTAATGCCGCAACTGGATATATACAATTTCCAGCAGTTTCAGCAGGAGACTATAGGTCTATAGAGTTTACTTTTACTAAAGAAGGAACTCTCACAACTGGGTCAGTTTTAGTTTCTTCAAGGAATACTGCAGATAGCGCAACGAACCAGTTGCTTATAAGTTCAAGTAATGTAGTTACTGTTGCCGGACCAGATTGGCCAAGCTCTTCAGTTTATCTAAATGGAAACCTTTTGAGTGCAGGGACCCAGACCGCCTTAACTGATTCAGTTAATCACGTATTAATTATTGGAACAGCTACCACAAACAAATCATTATATTTAAATGCAAATTATGATAATACTTTATGGGTTTCGGGGACATCAAAATACTCATCATATGGATATATGAATATATGGGACTATGCTTTAGGTACAGACCAAAAAGATGCAATCTTGGCTTCAATGAAGGGTATTATATCTGCAACACCAGATATAGGTCCTTCAAACGCAATGGCAATTCAAGAAACAGCGTCTGCAAAAATAAACACAAACCCTTGGTCTGCTGATTCTGTCATCTAGCTGGACAAAATTTGGCGTTAAGAAGTAAAAAATGGTATTATTAGTGACATGAATAAGCCTAAGATGAGGATAGTTGACGATGTCAAGTACGGAGTATATGTTTGGATGCTTCCAGATGGGACATATTTTAGCGACGGGGATGGTAATGTTTTGAGCATTGCTGCAGAAAAGGGAGATATAAGGCGTATAGAAAATCTTCAAAAGTTTGCCAAGATTTATGGCCAGCCAGACGGAACTCCCTTATTTTTGTCAGGGCACCGAAAGATTACAGAATCAGAATACCAAGAGCAAGTATATAGAATGATGAACGATCAAATTGCAGACCAGTATGACATTGGAGCTTATGCTGACGAGGCCAGGAGACTTAGACAACATGGAAGATAATAGGAATGTTGATGTATCGACTGGGGTTATTTATAGTGCCCCCTCGATAAACACTGACCCCTTCTTGGCGGGAGGAGAAGACTTAAAAGCTATCTCTTATGAGAATACATCTTTGAAGAGAAAGAATTCTCGTAGTATGGCTAAGGCTTATACCGGAATGGATGATGCCAAATCTAAGTTTATTGAGCTTAGCTATTACTCCGCATACCACGCCTTTGACGTTGTTCTTCCAAGTATCGACATGGCCTACCTAGCAAAACTTTATGAAATATCAACACCAAACTACGCAGCCATTAATGCAAAGGCTTCAAATATTGTAGGTCTTGGATATAGACTTGAGCCTTCCGATATGGCAATTGATAAGCTTGAAAGTGCAAAAACGGACGAGCAGCTCCAGGGAATTAGAAGAAAGATTGAGAGGGGACGTAGAGAACTAAATCGTCTTCTGGAAGAGCTTAACTATGAAGACACTTTCCTAGAAATTCTTTTAAAAGTTTGGGTTGACTATGAAGCTACTGGAAATGGATATATTGAAATTGGTAGAACAGCCAATGGAACAATTGGGTATGTTGGACACATCCCCTCCCCATCTATTAGAATTAGAAGACTCAGAGATGGTTACATCCAGCTAGTCAATGGTAGAGCGGTTTTCTTTAGAAACTTTAAAGACAAGAAAACAAAAGACCCAGTTAATAATGATGCTCGTCCTAACGAAATCATTCATATTAAAAAGTATACTCCAACTACCACTTTTTATGGAATACCCGACGCCTTGCCAGCAAAGTCGGCAATTGCGGGTGATGAGTTTTCTGCCAGGTTCAACCTAGATTACTTTGAGCACAAGGCGGTTCCACGCTATGTAATTATAGTAAAGGGCGCGACTCTTTCGGCTGAGGCAGAAAAAACTATCCACGAGTTCTTTGTGAACAACCTAAAAGGCAAGAATCATAGGTCAATCTATATTCCGCTGCCATCAGATAGCGCAGACTCTAAAGTGGACTTTAGAATGGAGCCGGTAGAAGCAGGGATTCAAGACTCTTCATTTACCACATACAGGGACGCCAACCGGACAGAAATTCTTATGGCGCATAGAGTACCAATCAGTAAAGTTGGCCAGCCAGCTGGAATAAACCTTGCAGCGGCAAGGGATGCTGATAAGAGTTTTAAGGAACAAGTTACCAGGCCAGAGCAGGATAGGCTAGAGAAAAGAATTAATGGAATCATTTCAGAGTTTACTAACATGTTTGTCTTTAAGCTGAATGAAATGACTCTTACAGACGAGGATGCAATCAGCCAGATCAATGAACGTTATGTTCGAAATCAGATCATGACTCCTAATGAGGCTAGAGCTACAATCGGAATGCCTCCAATTGATGGAGGAGACGACATGTTTGTCATGAAGCCACAGCAAGCCGCTGATGCCGCTGCTAATTCTGGAAAGACAAGAGCAAGAGATGCAGAGAGATCAGCGGGAGCAAGTGATGGCAAGGGCGAGGGAAGAAATCCTAAGGGCGATGGAAGATCAACGCAGTAGTTTGCTTTTTGGCCCCTTAAAGTGTAATATTTAACATCATGGAGATAACAAAGTCTAATCTATCTACTCATGGGCACCACCTTAATATTTCGGTGCCCTTTTCTAAGTTTGATGTAGAGAATAGAATTGTATCCGGTTTTGCCACAGCAGACAATATTGATAGAGGAAGTGACATTGTTTTGGCTGAGGCCTCCGCCCGCGCCTTTGAACGCTTTCGTGGAAATATACGCGAAATGCACGATAAGATCGCTGCTGGGCGGATGGTGTCTTTTTCACAGGAAGAAATATACGATCCAGAGACTGGAAAGTTTTATAACGGAATTTATGTTAGTTGCTATATATCCAAGGGCGCAGAGAGCACCTGGGAAAAAGTTCTAGATGGAACTCTTAGCGCATTCTCTATCGGCGGGGAAATAAAAGAATCAGAACCGTTCATTGATCCTGAAACAAACAAGTCCGTAAGAATCATCAAAGACTACGACCTCGTAGAACTCAGCATTGTAGACTCACCCATGAACCAACTTTCAAATGTAATGTCTGTTATTAAATCCGATAATGGATTTGCCCTAAAGGGCATGGTAGCTGAAACAGCCACCTCTAATGTTTTCTGGTGTAGTTCTGATAATGTTGCAAAGGTATCCGATAGCGAGTCTATGGACTGTGTCTGTGGGAACCAAATGCAAAGCATTGGATGGATTGAGTCATCAGATATTGACAAGGCGGATTCTGTTAGTGAAGTTCTTAATAAGTTCTTGAAATCAGAAAAGTCCTTGCAAAAAACAAACGAAGGAGGTATAGAAATGGCAGAAACAGAACTTATTGCTGAAGTTGATTCAGTAGAGGTTTCTAGCGCAACTGAGGTTCCTGTTGTGGAAGAAGATAGTAACGTTGAAAAGGCTGTCGTGATCTCTGAGGTTGATGATGACGCAGTTGAGGCGACCCCCGATGCAGATCAAGCAGAGGAAGCCACTGAAGAGACACCTGACACTGAAGAAGCAGCTGTTACCGAAAAGTCGGTATCGCTTGATGCTTCCGTAGTGGATGAACTCAAGTCTTTTATTCAATCGACGATTGCTGAGCTTGTCTCGAACAACTCAACAACTATCGCTAATTTTAATCATTCAATTGCTACGCTAGAGTCACGTGTTGACGATATCACTAAGCAATTCAGTGATTCTGTATCAAATGTCACTTCAAAGGTTGACGAAGTTTCCGGTAAGATCGGTGAACTTTCTGACGCAGTTGAGAAGGTAGACAAGGATACAGCAATTAAGAAGTCCGACGACCTTGGCGGGTCTACGGCTGTTACAAAGAAAGATAACATCTGGGGCGGCAGTTTCCTCGACGCAGCATCCCTGTGATACTAAAAAACAAAAACGAAAAGGTGGTGAAAAATAAATGAGTAATGAACTTCTAGAGAAAGTAATCGCTACTACTGAGGTTGGTGCAGGTGGTGGTGGTTTGCTCAACCCTGAGCAGGCTAACCGCTTCATTGACTACATGTGGGATTCTACTGTTCTCGCTAAGGAAGGTCGCATTGTGAGAATGAAGTCTGACACAATTGATATTGACAAGGTCAATGTCGGTCAGAGAATCGCTCGCTTGGCGACTGAAGGTGTTGATGATGGTGTCAACGCCAGTGCTACGTTCACAAAGATCTCGCTGACGACCCAAAAGATTCGTCTTGACTGGGAACTCACGACCGAAAGCCTCGAAGATAACATCGAAGGTAACGGCCTGGAGGACCACATTGCGAGAATGATGGCTACCGCTCTTGGTAATGACCTTGAGGACCTGGCTATCAATGGTGACACAGGTTCGTCGGACCCGCTGCTTAAGGCTTTTAATGGTTTTAGCAAGCTTGTCACGGCATCTGGATCTGGTGCAGCTGTCGTTGACGCTGCTGGTGCAACCCTTAGTGGAACTGGTTCATCTGATGGTAAGGCAATCTTCAACAAGGCTATTAAGAATATGCCTCGTAAGTACTTGCAACGCCGCAATCAGTTGAACTTCTACGCGGGCTCAAACTTGACGCAGGACTACCTGTATGGTTTGACCAACGTGTGGGTCAACAACGGTAACCCTCAAGATATCGCTTCTAGCGTTATCCGAGGTGACGTGGTTGCTCGCAGTGGTGACGCTGGTACGGTTACCCCGTACGCATTCGGCATCCCCGTGAAGGAAGTCCCTCTGTTCAGTGAGACTGAGACAGGTACGTATTCTGGCGCTTCTGGCAGCCACGGCTACGTTGACCTTACCTTCCCACAGAACCGAATCTGGGGCATCAAGCGCGAAATCACGGTTCACCGTGAGTTCAAGCCCAAGAAGGACGCGATCGAGTACACCGTATTCGTTCGTGCAGGCGTTCAGGTTGAGAACAGCGAAGCTTATGTTCGCGTAAACAACGTGAAGCTTAGTTCGTAATACAACTAAATAGTTGTTGGGCCGGGATTAATTTCCCGGCCCAACTTCGTTTAGTGTATAGTTTTATGGTATACTTATTTTGATACAAGGAGGATAAATGTCTTTTACTGCACTTAAGGTTGCTGAATTAAAAAATATCGCTGATGAATTTGGCGTTGAAATTGATGGTGTTACAACCAAGACCGCTATTATTAATGAACTTCAGGATAATGGGGTTACATTTGAACTTTATAACAAGACCCAGTCTCTAGTTGAAAATACTGCTTCTGCCGAAGAACTTTTTTCTGTTCATGGGGCCAGAACTGATAATTCCAAGAAGCCAGAGAAGTCAGAAGACACGCTTCTTGTCAAGATGGAAAGATCAAACTTGGTTTATGAACTTTATGGTGTTAGATTCACAAAGGATCACCCATACGCTCTCGTGGATATGGATACAGCTCAACAAATTTTTGAAGTTGGGGAGGGTTTTAGGCCTGCTACTCCTAAAGAGTTGCAAGACTACTACGGATAAAAATGATTGAAATTCTTAAGAACACCTCACCGCAGGTGGCTCTTAATATATATTCTGGAACTTTAAGTGCTGCGCCTACCGTTCAAGTTGTATATGGCACCGTCACTTATACCGGATCCGCAACTCAACCATCTACAATTCCAACTGGATTGACTGACCAGTGGCTAGCAACGGTTCCACTTATAGCTACTCAGACACAGCAAGAAATTTCAGTCATTTGGACTTTTCAAATAAATTCTGTTCAATACGTTCAAAATTTTAAGTATAATGTATCTACCCCATTAGTTATGCCAATTGATGCAGCAAATGAATTGGGCTTTAGTCTTTCTCCCACCTCTTCAAAGTATAGGTCAGAAAAAGAGTTGCTGTCTGCAGAAAGATTAGCTAGGTATACAATAGAAGAAGTTACCGGACTTTCCTTCGGCAAAGAGTCTAAAACAGTAACTGCCTATGGACAGAATAGCGACGTTCTCGTACTTAATGAGCAAATTCTTTCTATATCTCAAATAAAAGAAAATGGTGTTGTTGTTTACAACCCGACAAGCAATATAAATGAATTTGTATACACCTTTGAGCCGACAGAATCTGGACGGTCAATCCGAGTTGCTAACTATGGTGACATACGTGAGTATGAGGGTGAGCCATTAATAAATATAGCTGGAGGTAACTCGGAAACCAGCTATAGTTCCACAGGGCTTAGGGCTAGTGCTTTTAAGGGTGGAAGTAGATATGAAGTAACTGGTACTTATGGATTTAATAGTGTCCCTGGAGATGTTCAACAGGCAGCCATACTACTCATCAATGACTTCCTTTGCCAAGAGTCTACCTGGCGGACTAAGTATGTTCAGCAAGCATCTATGAGTGACTTTAAGTTTACATTCCTTGGGGAAGCCTTCTCTGGAACAGGTAATGCCATAGCAGATAGGATTCTTTCCCGCTACCAAACTCTGGGTATGGTTGTAATCTAATGTACGGATGCCTAACATCCGCCAAGTATCATTCCCATGCAGACGTAATGGAAGTTGTTGCAACCCAGAACCCTGCAACGAAGGAGATCAGTAGAACCTGGACGGTAACGGATACTTTTATGTGCGATGCACAGTCTATTAAAAGCGAGGGAGCTTCTGACACGGCAAACAATAAAAAGTTTAATAAGGAGTACTCAGAGGAGCAGAGGATAAAGGTTCTTTCTAAAAGAAAGTTAAACAAAAGGCAAAGAATTACAAACTTAACCGATAAAGACGGAAGCTTTATCTGGACTGTTCCTGGAATACCAGGAAATCCCTCAGTTTTTGAAATTGCCAGCGTAAGCCCACTGTTTGATATGTTTGGAAATGTCATGGAGTATGAAATTATGGCTAAGGAAGTATTTACTCAAAATGGAGAATAAGCCAAGTATAAGAGTTATGAAAAATCCTAAACCGGGGAATCGTAAGCTTAACATTTCTACTAATGCTCCAGCTGTAATTTCATCTGTATTAAACTATGAGCTAATGGTAGCCTGGCATTCAATGGCTGGTCCCGTAACTAGAAATAGATTTTTTGATGAAGCCTTTGATGAACTAGAGTACAACTTTGGACAATATCTAGATACTAAGGCTGGATCTAATCCTAAAGCTTTACAGCACGTATACGAATGGGGCCAGAATGGCTCTGCAAGGCTCTGGAAATTAAATAAAACTAATGTTGGGGATAATGGGTTTAAAGTTAAGTTTAATTTCCTACAGTCCCGCAGGGTGTCCCCAATAGACCCAATACTACTTGAGCCAGGTCCTAGTGGAAAATCTGTAAAAAGATCTGCTGTTTTTAAGAATAAAGCGGCTGTAATGGAGTATGGAGATAGGGTAACCATCTCACCAAAAAAGTCAAAGTATTTGGCGATACCGGTTAAAAATATATCTGGAAACTCAAAAGATAAGGGCATTGTCTTTAGTAATAAAAGTGTAAGCATAAGTAATGTTGGTGGAAAAGACGCAAAGCTCTCCTTTACAAAATCATTCAGCTCTTGGATGTCTACTAAGGGATCTTCAGTGGTAAAAAATGGTAAAGCTGCCAAGAAGCTTGAGAGAGTAGCAAGGGTGTCTGCGCAGAATGTTCCTTCTAGAATTAGGTCAATTTCAATGAAGGGAAAGATTTCTGCTTCGGAAATTGATGCATTAGCCCAAGGCGCGGTAGAGGGTAATTGGCGATGAGTATATACAAGAAGTCACCAGCGTATGATGTAATTAACTACCTCTGGGCAAAACTACAGGAATCCGAAGTTCTAGATGCTACTGACTACTACCTTGATGATTTTGAAGATAATATAGTTCCCATTATTCCCGTGCAGGATCAACCAGAATTATCCAATTACCTGAAGAATAAGCCTTATATCATATATGATTTTATTGGATATCCTCAAACAGATGATGATTTTTTTATTAATGAAGAAGCTATAATGTTTACTATTTTCTGTCCTAATTTTTCTAAGATTATGGAAATTGTTCGTGTGTTTAACGAATGCTTTAGGGGAAAAGACCAAGCAGCTAAAAAGCTTCAAGCAGCTCCAACTACTACGGGAACATTTTTCTTTTATTCAACAAGGATAGATGGAATAGACATATCTGGCCAGACATCGAAGGAGTCCGGCAGAATTACTGGAGAGATCTGTGTGTGCTACAGATTTGGTGAGCTTATGACTGGATCAGGATTCTACGCATAAAATTTGCTTTTAGGCCTCTATTTCAGTATAATTCGTCAAGAGGAAACAGGCCTAGCCAGCTAAAAAATTCAAAATGTAAAGGTGGTGAAAAAATTATATGGCTGCTTCCGTAAGAAATATTATTGTTGGTGCCGCGCAGGTTTTTGTTAGTGCTAACGTTGGTACAACCGGAGACCCCGTTGCACCGCTTCCAACCCTAACGGCATCCACTTCTGCCGCAACTACCGTTGCTGCAAGTGCATCCTGGAGAGATGTTGGTTACACGACCAACGGTCTTGAGTTGTCGTACGAGCCTGACTTCGGTGAAATTGCTGTTGACCAGTTGCTTGACGCTGCTCGTTTGTTCAAGCAGGGTCAGAAGGTTATGCTGAAGACTGAGTTTGCTGAGGCCACTCTTGAGAACTTGTTCGTTGTCATGAACCAGACCTCTGGTTACAACACTGACAATGCGAAGAAGGAATCAGGAACCACTATCAATGGCGTTTCTAACGCTATTGAGATTCAAGGTGGTACTTTGGGTGACTACCCAGTGGAGCGTTCGCTTATTGCCGTTGGTCCAGGACCTCGTCCAACCTCCGGCAACAACGAGCGTGTCTACTACGCTGCTCGCGCAATGTCAATGGATGCATCTGCACACGGTTTGAAGCGTGACTCGGGAACTTTCTTCCCTGTCTCGTTCCGACTGTTGCCAGTTGCTTCTACTAGTAATGCATACGGTAAGATCGTTGACCGAACTTACTAAAAACAGTTAAAAATAGTTGGGCCCCAGATTTTTCTGGGGCCCTTCTGTTTTGCTAAATTCTAAAAACTTTGGTATACTTGTCTAGACAACAGGAGGTTAATTTAATGGCAAGTCAAGTATTTAAAACAGAAACGATTACGCTTATGTCTGGGCGGGAGATTGAACTCAAGCCACTGAATATTAAGGGTGTAAGAAAGTTTCAACAGAAGCTCAAGGAGTACAACGATGCGCTCGTAAAGGCTTCAGAATCTGATCAGGTTGAAGAGGATGCTTTCCTTGACAACTTTATCGACATGACGCAGGTTTGCCTTGGAAGATTGGCTCCGGATCTCGCAGAGAGTAAGGAACTGATTGAAGAGGAACTGGATATTGAAACGATTTTCAAGATTTTGGAAGTTTGTGCCGGAATGAATTTCAATGATCCAAATTTGCAAACGGCGGCGATGTTGGCCGCTCAGAATCAGTAAAATGGGAGGACATGGATCTTCTAGGAATAGAGTCCAGAGTCATGACCATTGGAGCATGGTTAAACTATGAACAGTTGGAGGAAACCCTAACATTGTCAGAGTTGGTCGAGCTGGATATGAGTATAACTCGAAGAGATTGGAAGTTGCAGAGAATGATTGGCGCCTCTGCAGGAGCTGATCTTCCAGAAGATCCATATGGCGATGAGGAAAAAGAAGTGACATCATCAGACGTGTTAGACCGAGCACTAGGCAAGCTTTCTGGTGTCGACGATATCTATAACGATATTGTTGATGTTAGAGGAATAGGCGCACAACAGCAGGGTTTCGGAATCGGACTCGGTCTTGGGTATGAGGTGGAATAATGGCTTCTATTGTTGATCTTGAATTTAGGGCTAGTGCTAATTTTTCTGATTTAATTTCTCAGGTAAATGCAGCTAACCAGCAAATTCAAAGACTCAGCATGTCTATGCAGAGGCTTAATGTTGAGTCTTTCAACTCGGCAATGGCCTCATTCTCAAGATCGCTGGCGCAAAGTGGTCAATTTACTACGCAATCGCTAGTTATTGATGATGGTGTTAAAAAGTTTGGCAAGGCCCTTGGACAAGGAAACCTTAGTCTAAGAGAAAGCACAACTGCCATGAGGGAGTTTATTAGGACTCGTGACGGGCAAGTTAGGCAATTAGCTAGGCAACAGGTTCAACTTGAAAGATCTGTTTGGACTTCAACAGGAAGATCTGCAAGTGGCCAGAGCCGAGGGATCCTTGCCACACCAACTGGACTACCTGATTCGGTTGCAACTAACACAGCCGTTGCAACAAAAGAAATGCAGATTTTTCACAAAGTTATTAATGAAACTTCTAAGGGCCTTATTAACTGGGGTAAGAATACCCAGTGGGCTGGTAGACAACTCATGGTCGGTCTCTCTATACCGCTCTCCATATTTGGAACAACCGCTGCAAAAACTTTCATGGACTTTGACAAAGAACTTACTAGACTTTCTCGTGTTTATGGTGCGTCTATTACTTCTTCTGGAACACAGGCCCTTGATTCAATTAAAAGCCAGGTTAAAGAACTTTCTACAGAGCTTTCAAAGGCCTTGGGAATACCTGCGGCACAAACAGCGGGACTAGCTGCTGATCTAGCAGCCACAGGCCTTGAGGGAGAAAAACTTATTGGGGCCATTAAACAAACAAGCATCCTTGCCACGCTGGGAGAAATTGATAGACAACAAGCCATGAAAACAACCTTGTCTCTTCAAAGTGTTTTCAGATCTGATACAAAACAATTAACTAAAGATATTAACTTTTTGAATGCTGTTGAAAACCAAACAAGCGCAAGCATCGATGACCTTACTACTGCAATTCCTAAAGCTGGTCCAGTTGTTAGAGGACTTGGGGGTGACGTAAAAGATCTAGCAACGATGCTTGTAGCAATGAAGGAGGGTGGAATCCCCGCCGGAGAAGCCGCTAACGCAATCAAATCATCTCTTTCTGCTCTTATCAACCCAACCAAAGAAGTTTCAAAATACATGAAAACTTTTGGAATTGACCTTACTGAAATTGTTGATAAAAATGCAGGAAAACTTATGCCGACTCTTAATGAGTTCCAGGGAAAGTTAAATGCGCTCGACGACCTTTCAAGGCAGCGTGTGCTTGAAAAACTTTTTGGTAAAATGCAGGTTGGTAGAATTACAGCTTTGTTCAATAATTTGAATCAAGCGGGTAGTCAATCTGTACAGGTG